ATCCCGACTGAAGCGCATCTGAAGGTGAACAACGAAACGCGCGGCTGGGAAAAGACAACGCTCGAAGAGATCGTCAATCAGATCGCCAAAGAGAACAACATGGAGGTCGACTATCAAGCGGGCACGAACCCGAACTACCGCCGCGTCGAGCAGAATCAAGAGAGCGCGCTGCAATTTCTGCAGCGGCGAACCGAGGACGCGAAACTCGCGATCAAGATTCATCGCAACAAGATCGTGATTTTCGATGAAGAAACGATTGAAGCTGCGGCGCCGAAGTTCGCGCTCGTCTATGGCAACGCGCAGGCGAGCGGCGGGCTTGCAGCATATCGGCTCGAAGCTGCGCACTTCATTTTCACTGTCACTGACACGCAGAAGAAAGCGACCGTGTCGCACTTGAATCCGGACACTGGCAAGAACATGCAGCAGGTGTTCGACTCCGGCATCACGGCGCCGTCACGCGGCTCGCTGATTCAGGGACAAAATCGACAGTGGGACCAGAAAGTCACGATTCACCCTGAAGAGACTGATGACAACGACAATGCCGGCGACGAAGACGGCGCAGATGGCAGCGGCGGTTTTCGCTACATCGCGCCGCGCGCAGAGGGACCGAATCGCGATTGGAACGACCCGAGCGCGGGCGGCAGCGGCGGTCAGCGACGCGCAAAGTCTGAAGTGCGCAGAGCGAACAAAGAACGCGAGCACGCTCAGATCAAACTCGGTCAGGGCAATCCGCTTGTCGCAGCCGGTCAGACTTGCACGCTCAGCGGGTTTGGGCAGTTCGATGGAAAATGGTTTGTGCTCAGTGCAGAGCACACGATTGGCGAAGAGGGCTACAACACGACGCTGCTGATTCGCCGCTGCTTGGAGGGATATTGAATGAAAAAGAACATTCTCGCAGATACAGACTTCGCGAGCGGTCATGACAATCGCTTCAAGTCGAGCGTGGTAGTCGGGTTCGTTTCGAAGATCGAATGCAACAGCAAGCGCAGCGACGTGCGCGTGATCTTTCCAGATCGTGTCGATCACGAGAACACGCCGCTGATCACGAAGCCGATTCCAGTGCTGCAGACTGCATCGCAATCAAAGCGCAGTTTCGCTGTGCCGCGCATCGGCGACTTCGTCGCAGTGATGAAGATGCCGAACGCGACAGGCGACTATTTTGTGCTGGGCACTTTCTACAGCCCGGAGAATCCGCCGCCCGTCACAGACCCGAAGCTCGACTACACTGAATGGGAGGGCGGCCACACGCAGAAGTTCGACGCGAACGATGACGCCGATGTCTTTCTCACGCAGGATTTCAAGGGTGGCATCAATCAGACAGTCAAGAAAGACGTCAACATCAAGACGACTGACGGCGCGAAATACAACATCGAAGCCGACGGCGACATGCTGCTGAAGTCAGCGACTGGCAACATCAACGTCGAAAGCCCGAGCGGCATCGTCACGATCAATCAGCAAGAGATCGATCTCACGGCGACGACGATCAAGCTGAACGGTCATGTGATTGTCACTGGCAACATCGATCAGACTGGCGTGCATCACGACAACAACGGCTACCACACGAGCGGCAGAAGCGTCGAAGAGCTTGAGAAACGCGTCGCGCGACTTGAACGCATCGTCGCACAACTGACGGAGGCGCAAGCATGACAGTCGGACTTTTTGGCGCGATCATTTACGGACGCAACCGCGGTCGCATCCATACATTCTATTCAATCGAGCGACGCTACACTGGGCGCTTTGGCACGCACATGGTTCACTTGAAAAAGCCGCTGCTCGAATGGGCTGGCAATGATCTGATCAAAATCGACATGCGTCTCGCGCTGAACTCGACTTGGTGCGGTGACATCAACGCGATTCTTGCAGAGTGGCATCTCTTTCATGAGAACGCACTGGCAGCTCCACTGATCGTCGGCGGCAAACCCATGGGACCGGGTCTGTCGATGTTCGTCATCACTGAACTGAACGAATCGCACAAGCATTGGCTGAACGGCACAGTGATCGCGTGCGAACTTGCTGCATCTTTTCAAGAATACATTCCGTTCACTGAGGGCTTGCTCTCGCAGTTCGGAGTGCCGGGCTTTATCGGGAGCGGCGCAATATGACAGCGACACAACCAATCGACGAATCGACGTTGAACGCCGGTCTCGGCGCGAACTGGCGCATTCAGTTCAGCGATGCTGACGGCATCCCGCTGAACATGCTGTCGTTCGAAGTGATCGACTTCGGCGCGATCTCTTACAAAGAAATTTTCCAGAACGTGAAAACGATTCTCGCGACGCCGCTTTTCAGCGCTGCGCTTGAGCGTCTGCTTGGTGTCGATCAGACGATTGTCGATCTGCCAGCTGACAAGAGCGGAGCTGGCGCAGCGACGATTGCGATTCTGACTGCGCTCAATCAGTGGGAGCCACGCTGCGAGATCGTCAACATCGACTTCGACGCTGACGCGCTGAACGGTCATCTGATCGTCAAGCTGCAGCTCAAGATCAAGAACGTGATCAGTGGCAGTGATACGCCCTACGCAGCGAAAGACATCGGCACGACTCCCACGAACATCACGCAGAATCTGCCGCCGATTGAACCGCTACCGGGACCGACGGGGCCGAAAGGCGACACGGGCGCAGAAGGACGTCGCGGCTCGCTCTGGTTCGTCGGCACGTCAGCACCGCCAGCAGGCGCGCTTGTGCCGATGAAAGTGCCGACGCAAGGCGCGAAGGGCGAGACGGGCGAGCAGGGCAAGCGCGGCTTTGTCTGGCTCACGGGTGCTGGCGACCCCGTGACGCCCCTTGACCACGACATGTATTTGAACACGACGAACGGTGACGTCTGGCAGTTTGATGCTGCGACGAACACTTGGAGGCGCACGCGCACGAAATGAGCTGGGAACAAGTCGGCAACATCACGGGGCCACCGGGACCGCCGGGGCCGCCCGGCGGCACGCTCGTCGAAGGCACAACGTTCGTCATGGGCGAGCTGATCGCGAGTGGAATTGACGGCGTGAATAAAATCTTCAGTGCTGTGAACGCGTTCGCTGCAGATTCGCTCGAAGTCTATCTGAACGGACTGCGTCAGCGACGCGGCAACGACTACGACGAGATCACTGACACTGACTTCGAGTTCTATGTTGCGCCGAAAGCATCAGATTCGATCTCGATTGACTACGTCATCGCGACAGCAGCGGCGATTCCGATCTACGGCGAGACACCGACTGGAGCGATCAACGGCACGAACAAGAACTTCGCGACCGCTTACGCTTACAAACCGACGCTGCTCGCAGTGTTCTTGAGCGGTCTGCGACTGCGTCACCCTGACGACTACACGGAAACTGGCTCGACGACTTTTCAGCTCACACTCGCGCCGCTCACTGGTGACAGCTTGAGCGTCGACTACTTCCAACCCTAAGAACACAACATGGCAACAACACAAATCTGGGGCAACACGCAGATCAGAGCCTTGTCGATCTTCGACGCGCAGATCGCAGCAGCTGCAGCAATCGCAACGAGCAAGCTCGCTGACGCTGCGAACTTCATTCTGCGGACTGGCGTCGTACCGTTCAGTGCTGATCAATCGATGGGCAGTCACTATCTGACGAACCTGCTTGACCCTGTAAATCCGCAAGACGCAGCGACACGCGCATGGGTGCTCGCGCAGATGGCGTCTGTGACGAATAGCTCATTGACGGCGCGTGCTGCGACGACTGCGAACATCACGCTCTCAAACGTGCAGACAGTCGACGGCGTGTCACTCGCTGCGAACGATCTCTGCTTGGTGAAAAATCAGACGACAGCGTCACAGAACGGCGTCTACAAAGTCGTGAGCGGCGGCGCGTGGGTGCGCGCAGCGGGAATGGATACGTGGGGAGAAGTGCCCGGCTCGCTCGTCAGCGTGCAAGAGGGCACAGTCAACGCTGACACGCTCTGGCTGTCGGTCGCTGACGCTGGCGGCACAATCAACAGCACAAGCATCACGTTCACTCAAGTGCCGGGACCGAGTGACATCGTCGCGGGTGCCGGTCTGACGCGCACAGGGCAGCAGATCGACGTCGTTGCAGGCGACAATTCGCTGACGGTCAATCCAGACGACATTCGAGTGAAGCTGTCTGCGACAGGCGCGATCATCATCTCAGGCTCGGCAGGTCTCGCAGTGAACATTCAGGCAACGACGCTGCAGATCAGCGCGAACGTGCTCGGCGTAAAGCTCGACAGCGCAGGCGCGATTCTTGGCGGTTCATCAGGTCTCGCTGTCAACTATGACGCAAACACGCTCGCGATCGCAGGCAATGTTCTTTCAGTCAAACCGAACTTGTTTCTCGCGTCGAACAACATTCTCTGGCGCTCAGCTGTCGGTGGCACGATCGACGGTTCGAACACTGTCTTCACGCTGTCGTCGACCCCAAACCCTGCGGGCACAGAAACAGTTTTTCTCAATGGCATCTTGCAAGAACCAAACGGCGAAGACTACACAATCAGCGGAGCGACGATCACGTTCGTTGTTGCGCCACCGTCGGGCAGTCGCATCCGTGTGACTTACGTCAACCGCTCAC